AAGTAATTTGAATACTCAAATAAATTCCTGTGGGTTTGATAATAGCGTATCTATAATTTCATTGATAGATAAAAGAGGGGATATGTCAGTAGGTAATAAGCGCAACTCACTTATTGAAATGGCGAAGTCTGAATACATAGTCTTCGTTGACGATGACGATATACCTGCTAATGATTATGTATTAGAGTTAATGACTGCTATAAACTCAAATCCCGATGTTATACCTATTAATGGCTATATGACAACTAATGGAGGCAATCAGTCATACTGGGAGATGGGCATAAATTTACCTTATGATACCATTAAGTTAAATGGTAAAATTAGTTATAGAAGGTTTCCTAACCATATAGCCTGTATGAAGAGAGAATTAATACTACCTTACAAGTTTAAGGATATTAGTTTTGGGGAGGATTACGAATGGGCTAAACGTATTAATGATGACAAAGTATTTCAAACTGAGCATAGAATAACAAAACCGATATACCATTATGTATTCACAAAACAAAGAAGAGGAAATAATACTAAATCACTTTAAAAACTTTAAAGGTACTTTTTTAGACTTAGGGGCTTATGATGGGGTAGACCTATCTAATACGAGAGCCTTAACTGAGTTAGGGTGGGCAGGTGTTTGTATTGAGCCTAATCCAGTAATATTTGAAAGGCTATGTGATAACTTAAAAGCATTTAATAAAGTTATTGAATATAAGTTTGCGCTAGGCACAGAGAATAAAACGATAACTATGCAAATGAATGATAGCTACTATTCTACGGTTAAACAGTCTGAAGTTGACAGGTGGCGTGGCGCATTTAAGTTTGAATCTGCTGAAGTTCAAATGATAGACTTTAAATCATTCCTAGAATTTTCTAAGTATAAAACCTTTGATTTTATTAGTATTGATTGCGAGGGATTAGATTACGAGATACTGGAGCAAATTAACTTAGATGAAGTTAAATGTAAAATGGTATGCGTGGAAACCAATAGTAAAGATATTAATAAGTATATCAATTATATTTCTAAATTTGCAGGATTCAACGTTATTGATATTAATGCAGAAAACTTAATAATGTCTAGGTTATGATATTCTTTATACATAATGACCAGAGAGAAGAGAGGGTTAAGAACCTTAAAGAACAAACCGAGTTTACAAAAATAGAAACTTTCGGACTTCAAAAGGCTATATTTACCAGTTCACCAAAGGCGGGAATATCACAGGCGCACAGGTCAGTAGTTGCTAAGGCTAAAGAACAGGGATGGTCTTATGTGGTAATAATGGAAGACGATATTAAGTTCACAGATAAAGATTCGTTTATGCTTTTTATGAATATGATTACTCTTTGTCCTGACGAAGTAGATATATTGTTAGGTGGGTTATATACTACTTCTCAATTAGATAACTATAAAGGGATGCCATTTTTTAAACAGGTAGATAACGTTTCAGGGTTTCATTGTTATTGTGTATTTCAAAAGGCTTATGATAGATTTTTAGAAGCACCCGATAATTATCATATAGATAAATGGACTACGGGATCAAAGTTAGGCAATCTATTAACACTTACTTGTTATCCGTTCTTAGCCATTCAGCAGGATGACTTTTACTCGGACAATAAAAAACAGATAAAGAATTATTCACATTTACTAAAGAAGTACGAACTATTTGAAAGTAAGAAACTTAGTATAGTTAAATAATGATAACAAAGATAGCGATATTTGAAGTGAGATGGATGAGGGTTAATTATTTTGATTTGAGAGTTAGACACTACTTCTATATTTTTAATAATTAGATTATGGCACAGGAAGGAAGAGATGAAAACGGTAAGTTTATACATAAGAACTTATGGCACTTAATGAGGTCTAGGATAGGGCAACCTAAGAAGTTCCTAACTCCTGAGGAACTAGCCTCAAAAGGATTAGATTACTTTGAATGGGTAGCTGAAACAAAACAGAAAATAACATTTGCAGGATTAAGATTATACGTTGGATTTAATAGAACAGATTGGTCGAGATATAAAAATGATTATGCCGATTACTGTGACACTATGAATCATATCGAATTATTATTAGAAGCTGAATGGGAGGGAAAACTTGGATGGGCAGGTTCAACACAGGGTGCTATCTTTTGGTTAAAGAATAAAGCGGGTTGGAAGGATGAGATTACTCAAAACCAAAACCAAACAGTTACAACGGTTCAACCTTCGATTATTTCAGGGAGTCCGAAATTAGCTAATGACGAAAAACAAATAGATGTATGAGTAATAATATAGGAGCATATCCAGATGACATTTGTGCTTTTGGCGGCCCAGAATACTGGCTTAAACAGATAGACTTGCTTAACGATAAAATATCTATACTTGAAAAAGAAAAGCAAAAAATATATCAAACTCTTTCTGTTTATAAAAAGAAAATAGAAAAGGAAAATCATTTTTTAATAGGCAAAAGAGCTATTTGTATTAATGAAGATAATCCTAGACCAGTTGAATGTGTTTGTACTGGAGTTATGGCTTTAGACGATTATTCAAGTGTTAAACCATTATTTAGTCGTAATGGGAAAAAGTATATTATAGAATCTTACGAATGGATAGATTAGCCAATGTTTAAATGCTCAACCGTATATTTAGCAAATTGGGAAGCATCGGAAGATACGATAGTAAATCAAGGCGGAACGAGTTCGGGAAAAACCTATTCGATTATACAGGTTTTATTTTCTATTGCCATTTCTGAGAAGGCTACAATTACAATAGTAGGGCAGGATATTCCTAACTTAAAGGTAGGGGCTTTACGAGATGCTTTGGAAATCTATGAAAACTCACCTGAGTTAAAAGGCTTAGTTACTTCTTATAATAAGACAGACCGTATATTTGAGTTTAGTTCGGGTTCGATAATGGAGTTTAAATCTTATGGCAATCCACAAGATGCAAAGTCAGGTAAAAGAGATTATTGTTTTCTTAACGAGGCTAACGGAATACCTTTCGATATTTACACAGAGTTAGCACTTCGTACTCGTAAAAGAGTATTCCTAGATTATAATCCTAACAATGAATTTTGGGTACATCAAAAAGTAATAGGCAGACCTAACACTAAACTAATCATTTCAGACCACAGGCATAATCCATTCCTATCTGAGAAGGTAAGGGAAAAAATAGAAGGGTTAAAAGAAATTGATCTCGACCTTTGGAAAGTTTACGCTAGGGGAATGACAGGTAAGATAGAGGGATTAATATTTCGTAACTGGCAATATTGCGACGAGATACCTAATGATGCTAAATTAGTGGCTTATGGTTTAGACTTTGGATTTACTAATGATCCAACGGCAATCGTATCGGTTTACAAACAGGATGGCGAATTATGGATAAATGAAATTGAATATTCAAGCGGGTTAACTAATCCTGACATTTATAACCGTATAAAAGATATTGTTAAAAATAATGAAGTGATAGGGGATAGTGCAGAGCCTAAGTCTATTGAAGAGTTGAGAAGGTTAGGACTTGCTATCTATGGAGCAAAGAAAGGGCAGGATAGTATTAGAACTTCTATTGATATTCTAAAAAGATATAAGTTAAACGTAACAAGGTCATCTACTAATTTAGCTAAAGAGTTAAATAGTTATAAGTGGAAAACAGATAAGCATACAGGTACATCTATTAATGAGCCTGTGGATTTCCTTAATCACGGTATTGATGCGTTGAGATATGTAGCTTTAAATAAATTAAATAGTAATGGAGATTTTGACTACTCATTTAGATTATAAACCTAACGATGCCTTTAAAGATGAGTTATCAATTTGGACAAAAAAAGAAACTATGAAAAAAATAACCATACCTGAGTCTTGGAGCGAAGTAACCATATCACAATTACGTGAGATACTCCAGTTAGAAACAAATAATAAAATGAAGTACGCTATTGAGGTGGCATCTATACTTTCAGATACCGATCCCGAAACTATAAGAGGGCTAAGTGCAACCTACCTTAATGAAGTAAACAAGTCTTTATCTTTTATTGATGAGTTACCAAAACTAGGTTATTCAAATAACTTTACTATTGACGGTCAACTATACGGTGTAAATGATTTTAAACAATTTACTTTAGGGCAATGGATAGATATTGAGATGCTAGGTAAAGACTGGAAATCTAACCTTCATAAAATATTAGCGGTTATTTACCTACCTGCAAAGGAGGTGAAAGGAAAATTAGTTATTGACAAATACGATGGGATAATTGACGATAGGGCAGAAGTAATGGATAAGATGAAAGTATCGGATGTTTATGGAGCGTCGGTTTTTTTTTCGAATTTCGGGCAGGAACTTACCGTAGGTTCTTCCCTGAAAGCTATGAACAAGGAGATAAAGGAACTGAGGAAGAACTTACCGTTGAGGAAAAGGATAATGAGCAATGGACCTGGTATAAAGTTTTGGATAGGCTCTCAGGTGAATCGTTTGTCGATATGGAGAAGGTGGCGGAGAAAAACGCTTTAGCCTGTTTTCAACATTTAATATACTTAAAGTACAAAGATGCCCTCAAGGATAGACAAATTAAAGCCTCTCAAAGATTATCTTGAAAAAGAAGGTCAGGCATCCGTTAAGGAAATGCGAGGGTGGTTATCTAGTTGGTCTATTGATGGTGGTAAGTTAGCGAAGTCGATAAAGAGTAAAGTAATTAAAAAGAATAATTTTTACGAGGTCAGTTACGAGTTAGAAGATTATTTTGATTTTGTCGATAGTGGTGTGAATGGTAAAAAGAAAAATGCCTATGCTAAAAAGAATAGGTTCGGTAAATTTTACAAGTTTAGAAACGAGAATCCTTCGAGGGCGCACGTTAAAGCTATTGAGAAGTGGGGTAAGAACAAAGGAATACCTAAAGAGGCATCCTATCCAATAGCGAAGAGTATAAAACAAAAAGGATTACAGGCAAAGAGTTTTTACAATATCACTTTGAAGAGAAGACGTAAGAATATGGAGAAGCAAATAGAGAATATAATTTTTGATATATTAAATAAATGAGTGTAACAGTAGAAAGGCAACCCGATGATTTTCAACCAGTATTCAATCAGAATAGATGGATAGTTGAAAGTAATAATACAGCGCAAAGTAACTTTGAGTATATCTGTGATGTTTATGTAAATGCAGGTTCTACATACATTGCTAGGTTAAAAAGATTTCCCGATTCTGATGGCTACGGTGATTTCGACCTTTCGAGAGTGTTGAGCGATTACGTTTCTGTTACCTTAGCCGATTCGGGTGATAATGGCTTTAACTTACACCGTAACCATTATGTTAATTATGTGCTGAAGTTTGGAGAGATTTACAATGGCACTACCTATACTAACTTAACAGTTACTTCTACGCAGGTAGCATTAATGATGGCTCTATCGTTTAATCAATTTTACGATTATGATTTTGAACAATATGCTTCAGGTGTTGGTTCGCCAAGTGTAGATATAAAATTCTTAACTAATTCTCCACGTACATTAAAGGCTAGGCGTAATGGTTATGCTGAATTACATTTTTTAAATGCCACTACTTCTAACTCTAGTTATTTAAAGATTAATAGTTATTTACCTAGTGGTAGTTTAATTGCTAGTTACACTATTGCTAATCCTTATGTA